CAGCTCTTTGTTCCATATCGTCATAGTAGACTTTTTTAAAAGCAGAACCTGCTAATGGTAAGTTAAATAATAACTGATCAAAATCTGGTTCGTACTCTTTCATTTTTTCCATCAACTCATAGTTCATGAAATCTTTTACTCTAGTTGCTTGTTGAGTTTTTTCTGGAGTTGGTACACCCATCGTTTGTGTTCTAACGGGTCCATCTGCCGGAAGTAATTCTTTATAAGCTAATGCTTGAAACTGTGTTACTGCTTCTGCAAGAACTGGGTGTGTTGCACCACTAGCTCCTGAAAAAGGTTCTGTTCTATTATTATATTTAAAACCTAAAAGGTCTAAACCTTGTGTATAAGTTTGTGCCCAATCTTTTCTTGAAGAAGTATAATCTTGATACTTACTAGATAAATCTGATGCTAGTCTTCCTAGTATATCATCAGGTAAAAATTCTGCTAAGTTTGCATAGTGCTCATCACTACCTTCAATTGATGCAGCTTTTGGATCAAGATTTATATCTACTGAACCATCTTCATTTTCTGAAACTTCAACAGCTTCAGGTGATTGTTCTGTTTCTTCAACTGCTTCTACAATTTCTTCTTGAAGTTCTTGTTCACCAGGAATACTAACTTCTGTTCGAACTTCGTTTGGAAGTGCTTTGTCTATATCTGCCATTATATTTTTTCTCCGTAAGTTTTATCTGTTTAACACCATTATAATTAATATTCAACCCCTGAGGCATGGGCCCTGATTCCGGAGGAATTGTTCTAGTAAGCCTTTTAGTCATTACCAAATTTTTTATATAATTCTGGTCCTGGTCCTAAAGAAAATTCTCTATATGACATTCTATCATCGTAACCACCTTTACCATCGAAGAAATATTCTCTCATCCATTTTTCAGATTTAGGCATTGTGCCATTACCTTGATCTTTTCTTGTTTCCTTCATTGCTTGTTTAACTGCTTCACCAAATTCATAGCCATCATCCATAAGTTCTATTACCCTTTCACTTAATCCTGTATCAGGATCCTGGGAACCTGAATTAAATTGTGCTCGGCCACCATCAGCGAACTTAGGAAAATATTCTTTTGCAAAAGAATCTATATCCATACCTGTTCCTTCTTTACCACCTAGTTCAATATATTTAGCTGTGACCATTGCATTGTATTCTGTATCTCCACCATCTAACATATTGGTTCTATAGTTTTCTATTTTCTTTGTTACCTTTTCACCCGTCTCACCAAATAATGGTTTAACAATATCTAAATATTCATCTACATCGATCTCTCCATTCTCAAATGCTTTTCTTGAAAAGATTCCAACATAGTCAGCATAAGTTTTTGGAGACAAAGTATTAACTGCTGCTTCCGTGTTAAGCATGTCTAACATCGGCATAAATTTTTTAGGTTTTTTAGGAGGAGCTTGGTCAGGCACTACAGGACTCCTGCGATACCGCCCATAGCTAATTTTTTCTTTTCTTTTTTTGCTTTATCAAGCATTCTTTTAATTTCTTCGTCTTGTTTTTTTAGACGTTCATATTTTCTACTATAATCCGTAACGTCTTCTATATTAGGATTCATTCTTTTAAATTCTCTCATGTTTTCAATTTCAGTTACAACTGCAGGGTTACCCATTTTTTCAGGCGTTCCATCAGCATAACCCATTCTCATCATACCACCACCCATGGCCATTGATCTATCGCTTGGTGTATCTTTTTTAACCATACCTAAAAAGTCTGTTGCAAATTCATATAGTTTAATTCCTTTTCCTTTGGCACCACTATCATCATATTGAATTAACATATCTTCAAATGCGCCTCTATCAAAACCATATGGAGTGTCAAATAACTTCATAACATTACCCATACCGGCCATCATATTATTAGGTGATTTTTTCTTTTTAGATAAATACTGATTGATAAAGTCTTCTATAGGAATATCTATAATACCTTTTTCTTTTAAATCGAAATATTCTTTTATGACAGTTCCTAATTCTAATTCAAATTCGTCTTCTGGCTCTGATGCCATTTTAATTGATGGCGCACCTCTGTCTAAAGATTTAATACCACCCATATCATCATATTCTTCAGGATCATTTAAATCTTCTGGGAGCTCTCCTAGCTCGATAGCTCTAAGCATGTCTTTTAATCTTGGATCGTTTTCGTCTATTGCCATAATGTCTAATAATACACTTTTGGAGTCTGTTGTAAAGGCTCATCTTCATAATCTTCAGGGTGCTGAATTAATCCACCTTGTCTGAATCTCATGACTGCTTGAGTCATGGAATCTACTAAATCGTCATGATCTCCATAAGGAAATGCAGCACACTCTTCAATTAATTCTTGAGCAAACTCCATTTCAGTTGGTGCATATATTTTACCAGACTCAAATAAAGGAGATACTGAATTAACTCTAGTATGTTTATCGTTACCACGTGATGGTGTAAAATTAATTACAGGTATCCCTGCTTTTCTTAATTCATAAGTTAGAGGGAGCCCGGATGCTTTGCCTTCTATAATAACTGTTTCCGGTTGCCAGTATCCGTATTGATCTAATGCAACACGTCTTAGTTCTGGAAACTCGTATCTACCTTTAACAGAATCTACTAACATTAAACAAGGACCACTATCTTCTGTTGGATGAAACACACCCCAGGTAGTAATTGCAGAATAGTCAGCAGTTTCTTTTTTCATAAATGCTGTATCGTAAGATTGTATTACATGTTCTAAAGGTGGAATCTCGCCTTCCCAATCTTGCCACCATTCTCTTTTAATTAATGCTCCTTCTTCACCGGTTGGATTCTGCATGTATTGTGCATTCCATTTTGAAAGAGGAATAGATGCACGAACCCCTTCTAAATCTTTAATGTTCCAATATTCCGGCCACAGGGGTTTACCACTTGGTAGGATCGCAGGAAATTCAATTACTTCCCACTGATCAGCTTTAGGTTCTTTTTGTGCTTTGATCAAACGACCTGCTAAATCTTTTTCATTCCATCTTGTCATTACAATAATAATTGTTCCACCAGGTTGAAGACGTTGACGTGGACCAGATGTATACCATTCATAAGTTCGATCTAATGCTTGTGCATTCATTGCATCTTGTTCCGTATGTGGATCATCAATAATTAATAGATCAGCACCACGACCAGTAATTGCAGAGCCAACACCTGCAGCATAATATTCACCACCTTGTTGGGTTTCCCATTTACCTGCAGCTTGAGAATCTTCTTTGAGTCTTGTTTGAAATACTTCTTTGTATTCTGGTGTATCCATTAAAGCTTTTGCCTTACGACCAAACCTTACAGATAATTCTGTTGTGTTAGTTGATTGAATAATTTTTAGTTTGGGATTACGACCTACCATCCAGGCGGGTAATAAGTATGATGCAAATTCAGATTTAGTGTGTCTAGGTGCCATATTAATAATAACACGTTTTGTTTTACCATTTGCAATATCATTAAATTTTTGAGCAACATCTTTATGATGTCTACCTTCTACAAAATCTGGCCATACATGTTTTACAAAGGCCATAAAATCTTGTTTTATATCTGATTGTTTTTTCTTCTCCTTCCATTTATTCATGTAAAGAGCAAATTGCCTTTTTACATCAGGCGGCAGCTTATCTAAATTTTTTAATTTTTCTTTATCCATAAATGCATTCGAAAAAAAATTTTGCAAAATTTTTTCAGATGTGTTTTTAAATAACCATAAGTATTTATGGGTTACTTATTTATAAAAGCTTATATATTATGTAGTATATAGAGACTCCTAAAATTTACAAGCAGATTAAAGTCACAAGAAAGTTCAAATTTATAAACCAGTCTGGTACCACTATCGAGCGAGCGAAGCGAGCGAGTCCCCCGCGAGCGAAGCGAGCGGTATAGTTCCGGCGCCGCAGGCGCCTGCGACATTTTGTCGCATGTGATGTTTTAACTCATGCGATGTTTTAACGCGAAAAAAAAATGCAGGGTGTGACAACTTTGCGAATTTTAATTTTAATCAAAAAATGCGAAGATGTTATTTTAACAAACAGGAGGAAAAAAATGCCGCTAGAAGTACACTACACTAACCACAAAGCGTGGAACGCTAACACTAAGTCTATTGATCCAACGATCAGAAAAGAGGCTGATGAGATCGGTCACTTTTTAATGACAATCGGAGTTTCAGAAATTTCTGAAAAAACAATCGATGAGGTTGTTATCCGAAAATTAATCTTGGATAAATTCTATCCAGTAAGTGCTGAAAGGGAGAATAAAACTCCAAAGGAATGGAGAGAGATTTTCTCAAAGCACATGGGTTTAAATATCCAGGGTAGATGGGCTAGCAACGAAACTCGTTGGAAGTTCACTTCTCGTCATGCTAAAGGTATGATGTTTGATATTGTTCATAAAGTTTTAAGAGAGGACTAGTTTCCCCTGGAGCCAGGCGCAACAGCGCCTGGCTTTTTTATTTCTTTTTATTTTTTTATTTAATTAAAAGCATCAAGCAACAAGCTGCAGGTTCCGGCTCCGAAGGAGCCGGAAAATTTTGCCGCATGCGACATTTTGTCGCATGCGTTATATTAACACTAGGAGGTTGTTAATTCTATGCACAATCCATGCAATATCTTTTATCGCTAGTAGATCTATTATCCCCCTTGATGTATTCACCACAACACCTACAGTTGGTGAACTCATCACTTGGTTTTGAATTATCTTTTTTCTTTTTTGTTTTCATAATCGTATCTTAACACAATGGCTCGTTAAGAGCCATTGTCATTATTGTCGCACTCTTTAATGTGAGTTTCTGTCCATGCTCGTTGTGTCCATGTATAACCCCCATGTTCGTTGTGAGTTGTTTCTGGGTGCTTGATTTTTGTGACCTCAATCGGAGTTTCAAGTGGCTCGGTTCTGGGTGCAATCGCAATGATTTGTTGTATGTTTGCGTTTGCAAAATCATCATAACAACCTTGACTACAAAAATATTGATACATGTTATTATAATAATTACTCATTTTTATTTTTTTAGTCCTTAGAACCTTTGAACCCTTAACACCTCTTATTCTGTCTTGAGTGTGTTTCTTATGGCAATTAGTGCCATGACAATATACATAATCATCAGCCATTAGTTTATCTCCTTGTTATTGATTGTCATAAATACAAAATTATTAGTTGCGTTTCTAAAACCATTTTGAACTGTGTCCCAATATGTTAAAATGGTTTTACCATTTTTAGAAGTCCACAAACCACAACCCTCTGTCCACATACCCTCACGCCATATGAACTCATCATTATGTTTTTTTGCTTTGTAGCCTATTCTAAACTTTGTTCCTATTTCTACTTTCATATTTTACTCCTATTTGTTTATGATCGTATCTTAACACACTAGCCCATTAAGGGCTAGTGTACATATTGTCGCAATTAGTGTGATACTAATTGTTCTTTTAGTTGCGCTTTTGCTATCGCAATTTTTTCATCTTTAGTCAACTCCACTTCATCAGTTAGTAAGTCAGCTAAATTAGTCGGACTATAAATTGAAAGCGCCATTGAACTATTAGCGTCAAGTACACTTTCATTTAAGACAACTCCGAGTTTATCAGCTAACTCTTTTGCTTGATCAAAGTATCGGTATGATTTTAAACCTAACTTTAATTTTTGCATTTTTTCATCAACATGATTAAAAAGTTTTTCATGTGCCATGACAACATTTTCTTTGGCAACTTCAAACGATTTAAACCACTCGTAGTTTTCACTATCAGTTTGAAACATACGATTATGACAATAAGAACTTCCAATTACCCAAATCTTAAAATCATTTTCCCAACTATTTTTATGTTTAATAGTTTGATTTGAACTTGAGTTATTGTCACTATTCCACCCTAGATATTTGTTAATCTCACTTTCAGCATTATAAAAACTAGGACTTCTTTTATCATAATCATTATTTAGTCTAACTAAATAATCTGGGTCAAGACCTTTTGATCTTAACTCATCTCTGTAATAAGAAGTTAGAAAGTCCTTATCAGCTTTAAACTGAATATGAACATCATCTAATACTTCTTTTGGATTACCATTATAATCGGTATCCATACGAGGTGTTGCGTTTTGGACATAAAAACAATTATCATGGTGCAACTCGCCACCATTTCTTTCGCCATATTTATTAATCATGGTTCTAATTGTATCTACATCTTCTTGAGGTTGATGAAATCTTACAAGTTGCTCAATCTTTGTTTTAGCGATTGAACGCATATCATTGTAAGTTTGTATTGCGCTAGTGTGTTGTGTCTTATATTTTGATTTGCTTTCAAAATGGTCTTGAAACACATCAGCAATAACTTTACGCTTATCAGCGTTAAGTGTTTGTCTTTTTTCTTTTGACATATTTTACTCCTTTTGGTTAAGTTGAAATAATAGCACAATGGCTAATTAAAGCCATTGCGCAATGTGTCGCAGTTAATGTATTTCTAATGGTGTTAATTTATTCATGTTTTTAAAATCAACATCTAATAGTAAAGTAGGAAATTTTTCTCCTGCAAATAAAACCAATCTCTGTTCAACATCATTGTGAGGAAATTGGTGCGATACTACTACAATCTTACCTTTTATTTTTTTCAAAATATCTTCTGGGATATATTGATTTTTCTTTTTTGATTTTGCAATTTCATTCAGTTCTAATAAATTATCTGAATGTATAATTGTATAAGTTTTTTTAGGCATTTTTTTACTCCTATTATTAATTGTTAAAATCGTATTATAGCATGTTTCACGTGAAACATAAATTCACCAAATTGTCGCAGCTGCGACATTT